CTTTTGGTGGTGGCCTGGCCTATTTAATGAATATATTTTCAGCCGCGATGCCAAGGGGTAAATCGGGTTCGATGCTATATCGTTAAGGGTCTCACATTTTTCTACCAAAATAGCCCAACCTCAAGGTGACTTGTGGTCAAGCTTGGTGTATTCAGGTGGGTATACTACTGACCATGTACCACATTGGTTAAGCCATACAGGTCTACTTACGGGAATACTAATCATGCCCTCTAGCAAATCTACTCTAGCTTGCTCCTTTTGAGGGGGTGTAGTTAGGGTTGTTTCCATTTCAGTACCATTTTAGGGTTTACTTTAAGTGTTACTTAACTATTCCTCTTAAACTAACAACCACCCCAACTATCCCCCCCATCTATTCAATTTTAGGTCTACTTTAAGTAATCCTATTTATAACCCTTTAGTAGTGCAACCTATGGGATATGTCTCGTTTTCGTAGTAATCGTCACATTGATATAGGAAGTCTGCTAACTCATCTTCGGGATCAATCAAACGAATGACCACATCCATTCCACATCCTTCCCACTTTACATTTGTCCATAAACCATCATCGATATCATCCATCCTAAAACGAACATCATCATATATCTTACCCAAGGCATCTTCATAAACCGCCCACATTGACACATCATATTGTTCTCCTTAAAGTTTTTTAGTTAGTACATATTCTTCGTTAATTCCATGAACATTCTGTACAACCACCTTATTTACAATTCTGCCACTAACAAAATTCTTACCAGTTTTTGTACTGGAAGATATTTCAGAATCTAGCCACTCACCTTCTTCTAAATCAAAGTGTCCTATGAAAGGACATTGTGGACAATCACCAGCTATAAAATAGTTCTCGAAGATTTTATCCACATAGGTGTCTAATGTTTCTGTACAAGTTGGACATTCATTTAAACTTGCATCCATTTTGAGTCGCTTTCTGAAGAGTACCCAACACATCCTTCCATGAACTTGTCCAGTTCTTCCTTTAGAAGTTGTTCTTTTCGATTGTCTACCTGTTTATCCACATCGGCTGCCATTTGTTCTACCCAATAATTAACGGCAATTGATAAAACATCTAACCTATCGTCATGCTTCAATGCTCCCTTTAAGGAAGATATCCTTGTCATCTGATAGATAAGTTGATATTGAAGTGCTTTTTCTGGTGGGTGGTGTTGTGTAGACTTGTAATCCTTTTCTATAACCTTCTTATCAATGATTAGCTTGTGACTATTCATTACAGGTTCTAGGGTATCTATAATTCTTCGTTCTTTCTGGATATGGTGTCGTACTTCCTCAATAGTTACAGGATAAATTTTACTGACAATGGGTGTTAACAACTGTGTGAACATCCCATCACCAAAGTTAGATTCCACAACTATCTCGTTTACCTTACCTCTCTTTGCTATTACTGCCAGAGCCTTCAAGGTTTCATCTGAATAGCCACCCTTAGTTCCACCTAAGTCAGTAACGAAGAGTTGACCATTAAGCATTTTAACTACGGCATAGGCAGTCTCATCTTGTCCTCTACCTGAAGGGTCTATTGCCATGACCGATCCTTGATAATCTATCCAATCCCCTTGGTTTCTCATTGGTCTATAGAAGTTGTCACCATTGAGAGCTACACAGGGGAGATCATCAATTATTAATTCAGGTGCTGAAGCCCATATTACTTTTTCAGGGGCAGATTCAGGGTTAGTGTTCATAACTATTAGGTCACCTACCTTGAGTGGGTAACGATCTTCGTCACTTAGTCTGGTGTCTAACATGAATTGGAGAGCAAAGCCTGTCCTTCCGTAACTTGCTTCTCTCTCCTGTAGGTCTAGTTCATCGAATCTTTGCGGATCAGTAGGTTGCCCTAGTAAGGTAGAATCCTCTTCCAACTTATTTACAATGTATGGAGCGAGGTTATCTCCGTATATAGAGGCATAATCCTTTGTGGGGTATCTTGCTGGGTAGATTCTAGTCGAATAACCACGAGGAGCTAGTACGTTGTAAAGAGATTGTTCACATTGTGGTGTCCCAAGGAAAATTATTCTTCCCCCAGGTTTTACAATTGCATCAAACTCTTTGACAACCTCTCCCATCTTATCTCTCATAACTTGTGTTTGGGAGTTATTTGGTACTTCGACATCATCTCCTATTATTACATCTCCTCGACTTCCTGTTAGCTGTCCAAGTATTCCACCGGATTTAACTGACGGTTGGTGACTTGCTTTAGCTGGCGCAACATCAAAACTTATTTTTGATTTACGCTGATCTTCTCTAGGGATCAGATGTCTTAGTATTTCCATTTCCGTAATGATACGGAGAGTAAACGTACTGAAGTCATCTGCCCGATTCTTCGATGCGGAAACTACCATAATATTCAATTGAGGATTACAGTAGAGTAACCAACATACAAAGGCAGAGGTTATCCATGATTTGCCTACCCCTCGAAATGCTTCGAGTACCATTCTCTTATCCCCATGTTGGAGATAATAGGCAATGTCATATTGTATGGGGGTAGGTTGGGGGAGTCTTAGATGCTTCCATACCACATAAAGAAATTTACGGAAGTCTTCCTTTAGTGGTTGTTCAGTTTTGACGGTCATCCTCAAAGGTTGGTAATGAGGATAACAAGTTTGCTATCGGAGAGTCTTGGATAAACTCTGCTTCAATTCCATTGTCTTTTAAAAATTTAACGGCTACGCTTAGTTCACTTGCAGTAGCTTCTCCAGATTTAATTTTTTTGAGTAGCTCTTTTGCTAGTGTGTCGTGCAGCTCACTTAATGTTTCTTCAGTAGCACTCATTTACTTCTCCCATTCATTTTCTCAAAGGTTCTC